AAGCTGTAATCTGCCTGCATCGTGGTTTCGATGCGGGTCTGGCCGTTACTGGTTTCAATGTTGGTAACAACATCGGAGCCATCCATAACAGTGACAGCCCCAGAGGCCAGAGAAAGAACCTTGGTCTTGTTCGGAGTTCCCGCCTCGGACAATGCAGGGGCATCAGTAACAACAACCGGCTTGCCGAGAATATCCACAATCAGGACATTCTGAGCCTGGAACAGCTGCGGGGTGTTGGTCAGGTTGCTGCCGACCAAGCCGTGGTATGCAGCCCCATTCATCACCTGAGAAACCAGGGACATGCTGGAATCGCCAAACAGCGCATGCGTGTTGTTGATCGCCGAGTAGGACAGGCCGGCAGATGCGGAGACATCATTGGTAACACCGGCTGCGTTACTGATGGCAGCAACAGCAGCTGCAATACCAGAGTTGAGCTGATCAGCCAGAATAGCCTCGGCCAGTTGGCCAGAAATTACGGCGATGGCCTCGGCTTCGTTCTTCTGCAGCCAAGTCATCTGTGCCGGTTCAAAGCTGATAGGGCCGAAGCCACCAGCAACCTTAACGCTGTTTTCCTGGATCTGTGCCAGGGCGGTAGCGGATGCAGAGGACTGCGCGGCGTAGCGATCTACACGGCGCTGGGCGCTATGCAGGGCGCTGTAGAAGCTGCGCTGGAAAAAATCGCCCTCAAAATTCATTGAGGTCAGAACGATAGAGCCGTTGGATGCGGCGTTGAATTTCTCGACCTGCTGGCCGAGCGTTTCTGCGGTGGCTTCCATCAGGTACTGATTGAAAACCTTCATATCTACAAGTGCCATTGCGGGTCACCTCACGATTCAAGTTTGAATTTGTCTGCGAAGTAGGCGGCACGCTCTTCTTTGTCACCGTCCACTTTGCCTTTCGCGGCCCCGCCGCCACTTCCACCACCAGGAGCCCCGCCCCCGCTTGCCTTTCTACCGTCCACGAGGAACGGGTACTGCGTGCTCAGATGCTCGCCCAGCTGCTTGGCCTCCCACGCCTCGCCGTCCGGGCCGTTGATTTTCACCCCTTCAGAGGTGTGCGCAATGTGCTGCAGCGCCTCTTTGCGCAGAAGCTCGTAGCGCTTGGCGCCGCCTTCTGCGCTGGGGTCGATCAGGCTGGCAATCACGCGCTCTGCCGCCGTGGTGCGCTCACCGTTGGCCACTTTGTCCTTCAGCTCTGAAAGCTGCTTTTCCAGTCCGTCCGCTCGCTCGCGGTCTTTCTTGGAAAGCTGCTCCCACTCCTGCTGTTTTTCGAGCCGTTCACGCTCTTTGCGCTCTGCATCGGTCTCGAATTCCTTGAGCTTGCGCTTAGCCTCCGCTCGCTCTTCGCGCTCTTTGCGCAGGGCCTCTTTCAGCTCCTTGCCATCGTCGATTCCCTCAACGTCCAGCACGTAGCCTTCATCGGTCTCCTTGTAGAGCGCCTTTTGCCCCTCTTCCAGGGCCTCGAATTTCTCTTTGTCCAGTTGATATTGCAGTGCCATCACGAACCCCGTTCGTTGGTTGTGCCTGCCCCGCAGGCAATAAAAAAACCCGCCGTAGCGGGTCTGGTCATGCGGCGAGCGTTAAACCCTCTCGGGCTCTCAGCTCGTCCAGCGTTAATGTGCGCCCCAAGTCATCGGTGAAGCGATCAATGCTCACCTTGCCGGAACGGAAGAGTGCGGCCCGTTTCGGGCCAAGCACGTCATCTTGAAATTCTTTGCTCTGCTGTCGTAGCCAGCCACCGTAAGTAAGCTGGTTGGATACCGGTCCTTCTTTGCTGGCTCGCTCACCAAGCATTTCAATCCGGTATTGTGCTTTGACCACCGGTACCATCAGCGACCGGCAGCCAAAGTGGGCCGGCGGCCTTATCCGACTATTCAGCGGGTATAGCTTCTGGTCCCTGCCAGCGCATAGGACAGTGGTTCGCCCGTCGAGCGTAGAAAGCCAGCGCTCACCCTCCAGAATGTCATCGTTTGCCGCGTAAACCGTGTTACGGGCAATGCTGCCGATATGGTTGGTGGCGGTTCGAACAAGGCTTTCAGCCTGCTGGCGGCTGCGCGTGGTCACCAGCTCTGCGACGCCGCGCGCCATTTGCTGCTGCGTGCGGCCTTCCAGAATGCCGGATTGCACGACCAGCATGGCGTCACGACCAACACCGTCTGCAAACTCGTCAAAGGCTTCCGCCAAGGTCAGCCGCTTGATCTTGTCGCCAGACACCAGTGTCATTTTGCTGCGGGTCGTCACCGCTGCGAGAGCGTCATCAGTGACGGCCGGCGCCAGATCAACCGATACCGCCGCACCCAGCACCGTGGCTGCAAAGTCCGCCTCGTGCCTGGCGAAATCACCCACATCCATCAGGTCGCCAATATCGGCGGTGGCTGCAGCAATGATGGCCCGAAGCCCTGATTCAAGAGTCGCGGAGCGCCCCGCCTGAAAATCAGTGAGCCCGCCGGCCTCTATGCGCTCAGCAAGATCCCGAGCCAGCTTTCGCAGTATCGGAAGAGCCCGCTTTACCGCGCTGCCGCCGTACCGCTGGATCATCACCTGGTGACGGGTAAGGGCCTCGATAATGTGCCCGTAGCTGGTCACAGCGTTGAACCGCCCGCCTGCACGTCATCCTCAATCTCTTCGTCAGTGCGGTCCGGGGCAATGCCGCCAGTTTTGCGGCGCCAATCCCGGAAGTCTTTCTTGGCAATCAGGCCGCGATCCAGCTCTTGAATGCGGGCAATGACCATCTGCGGATCAGCGTCCTGCTCGTAGAATTCCTGATTAAGCCGGTAAGAGATCTGTCCATGCAGGTCAGCGGATGACATGAACAAAGCTGCCCATTCCAAGCAGTTCTCAAGGCCATCACTCACATTGTCCGCCAGCGTGGAAAGGTTGGCACTCTCTGCCCCGGAGCGAGCCCGCACTGCCTCGGCGGTTTCGTTCTGGCCGCGCTGCTCGATGAGGCGCGCACCGATGGAAAGCATCTGCGCCTCTTTCCGCTCCATCAGCTTGTCGGGCAGCGTGTTTGGCTCAACTTGCACGAGCTCCACCTTGCCGCCCTTGGTCTGGACACCAACACGCGAACCCCACTTGATGCCGTTCGGGTTCAGTGCTTTCCAATCCTGGGTGCTCGTGTTCTCGCCAATGTCCACATGAGGCATCGGCTGGCCCACAGTGAATGAGCTTTCTTCCAGGTCCGCGCTGTTGCGATAGTGGCCGATGTTCAGGTCCGCAATATCCAGCAGCATCGGGTTATCCGGGTTTTCGTCGTTATTCACCGTGCCGATGAACTGAAATGGGATCAGGGGCCATGGGCTGCCGTTGGCCATGCGAGGGTATGTATCGGCCACAACATCGTCACCGCGATACACCCGCTGCCGGTAACCGGTAGCATCGAGAGACAGCACTCGAAACTGCTGCTTCTGCTCAAAATTAAATTCGTCCACTTCCTCGTCATACAGCTCTGACAGGACGACCAGCACCAAATCTTCACCAGCTCGGCGCCAGTTGATAATGCTTTCCGATACATAGCCCCGAAGCGTGGCGCGCAGGCCTCGCGTTTGCTCACGAGTAAGGCCATCTGCCGCCTCCGGGTAATCAACCAGAATTCCCTTCTTTCCGTCCTGGATGCCGTCGCTGCATGTGCCGCGCGCAAACTGTGTCAGGCTCATACCAGAGCCGTCTGCGTCATCAATTAGGTACTCAATTTCCTTGGGCAGCTCTGCCTGCGGGGTCTTACGAAAAATAGCGCCAAGCATGCCGTCATGGGTCCGCTTGGTGACACCCAGCCACTGAGCCTGCTCTTTGTATTCTTTGTAGCGCTCAGTGTCATCCTTATCAGGGTTGCGCAAATACGTCGTGCCGCGTGCCTTGATCGCGTCAGAGCCCGCAACAGCATCACGAACCCGGCGCGCTTTCTTCTGGTGCGCGGCGTAGTCTTTATGTTGCGTGCTTACGGGCATGATTCCTCACTGGAACTTGATTGGGCCGATGCTGGCCGGCTTGATCACTGGATAGTCGTGGTGGATGAAATAGCCGCCAGCGTCATTCGGGTGGTCCAGGTCGCCTTTCTTGTCTGGCTCGCCGTTGTCCGCCCAGGGCTGCTGCTCCAGGCTGTCCGCATAGCCAGGGCATTTTTCTGTGTTTACCAGATACCGCCGCTCACCCTTCGCATTACAGAACATGGCGTTCATGGCATTTACCCGGTCTTTAACCGGTGGGTTCGCGTTGGGAGCATGCACCGAAAAGCCTGCATCCCTGAGTGTCGCGATGTCGGTCTTGCTGGCGTTGACTGACTTTCTGGAATCACCAGATGCGTCCGGGTAAATGCGGATTTCGCAGGTCTTCCAGTAATCGCCGTCCCGGTATTCCCAGTAACGCTCTTTGATCTTCTGGATCATGTCCGGCGTGTCGTAGCCGTTCAGGATCTCATCCACCGCCCTGGGCATCTTGTTACGCTTCACATGGGTGACGGCTGCCATCTTTCCCACGTTGAAGTCCATGCCGATATACAGCGGCTCGCCATTCTGGTGAACGTCAGAGCAATGGTTCAGCTTCCGGTCAAACTGGTGGTAAACCGTTCCTGAAAGGAGGTTCACGAACTGACCGTTCAGATATGCGCGGATCAGCTCAGGGGTGTACGCCTCCAACATGGAGTCGATGTAGTCATCCGGCAGGTTCGCCTCGTTGTCGAAGGTCGATGCCTGGATGATGCCATAACGCTTGGCCATTTCCGGCTTGTCGCGCAACGACTTCACGAACTGACGGTAGACAAACTTAAAGCCTTCCGGCGTCGTTGTTACATCGATGCCGTTCTTGACCCCATGCACCTTGTACCGCATGCGGGCCATGATCTTGCGCCAAGCCTGCTCTGCCTTCTTCTCGGCCAGCAGGTCCAGCTCATCAACCAGGGCATGGCCGATCTTGAAGCCAACGATGTTGGCCGGGTCATCAATCGAGCGGCAAATCACAGAGCCGCGATACCGGCTACCGCTGTAAACCTCTACTTCGTGGTCACCCTTCTTAACCTTGACCCGCAGGCCCATGGTTTCGGCAACCTCGCCTATTGTGGGATAGAAAATATCCCTGATAAGCGGATAGGTCGGAGCAAAATACCCCTGGTTAATCTTTGGGTGTTCGTAGAAGTGAGCCAGCATCCCGCTGCAGCCAACCCAGGTCTTTCCTGAGCCAAACCCCGCCACATAGGAGCGGTACTTATGCGGGAGATTCAGAAAGCGGCTTTGCGGAACATTAAGCCCCGCTTTCACCACCTTGGCGTGTCCTGGCATCCTGAACCTCAAATACGATCTTGGTAGGCGGCAAATCCGCATCACCACCAGCGGGGTCAGGATTGCGCTGCCACTTGTCTCGTTGCCTGTTGTGAAGCCAAGCCAGGCAGGCTGTCGTATCCGGTGGGTAATGCTCCACATAAGGCTCAACGACTGGCGAGCCTTCGTATTGCATGATCTTCACAGCCTCATGGCTGTAACCGCATGCCCTCCGGTAAAGACTCTCGACAACATTGGCATCAGCCAAAGTCTTGCCCTTTTTTATGGACTCAAAGAATTCGGGATGCTTCTTTTTCCAGTTGTTGATTGTTTGCTCTGTTACCTCGAAAAACTCACCCAATTCCTTGTCCGTTAGGCCAAGTTTGCAGAGCTTTTCCACTTGATCTGAGTATTCTGGTTTGTAGCCTGTTTTTCTGGCCATCACCGATGACCTCCATACCGGCCCAGCCGGCTCACTTCGGGCACCGCCCGGTTATTCCTTGATGGTCGCTTTGTGGGCGGTCTTCTCCACCACCACGGCGTCAAATTTGGGCACCAGGCCAACGGCGGCTATCACCAGGGTGAGAATGGCGAACAAAACGGTCAGCACCTTGGCCATGCCCTTCACATACGATGTGAGACTGGTTACCGCGTCACGGGTGGCCTTGGCGTCCTGAGCAACTTCCATCAGGTGAGCCACACTGCCCTCCAAGCTGCCAACACGATGGGGCAGCCTTTCATCCTCAAGCTGACGCAATCGATGGTCGGTGAGCGTGTTCGACCGTTCCAGGTCGTTCACCCGAAGCGGGATGCTGTCCATGTCATTGCTACCCGCAGTCGCCGTCACAAATAGATCTCCACCACTGCCGCGCCAAATACGCGACGATAAGCCATGAAAGTAAAATGATGATTGTTGCCAGGACGGCTGCATGGGCCGTGTCCTGTGCGTATTTACTCAGCCGCCGGCGCATTGGGTTCGGATGTACTCTTGGAGCCCGAGGATTTGCGTTGTGGCTGCTCCGATTCGCTCCCTGAGACGGAGATAATCCCGTTCAGCGGAGTCATTAAGTCGGGGGGCGGCTGCATCAGGTTCGCCGGTGGCGGCTGTTGCGCTGTCTTCACACACTGCGTTGAGGCGCAGCCGCTTACGGCCAGCAGCGAGATCATCAGTAAGCCGATCAATTTCAGCCTGTGCATCACTCAGCTCCCGGGTGTATTTCTCATCCAGCCTTGCCAACGCTTGTGCTTTGGCCTTGGTCTGGGCCTGCTCTGCCAGCAGCAACGTGTTGGCAGCCTTGGCCATGTCAGCTCGCTCTGCGTTGAATTCGCTACTGAGGCGCCAGCCGTTTACCCCGGCACCGATAGCAATGCCGATCAGGACAGGTGCCAGCCTCTTAACCAGCGCCAGCCAGGTCATTTCTGTTCCCGGCGCCACTTCCAGACGCCAACGGCGATGGTTACGCCGCCGAATACCGTCCCATACGCAGCAACGGTGCCAGCAGGAATATCAGGCGGATCAAAGAACACCTTCAGCGTGATAGCCGTCACCAACGCCATCAGCCACAGAACAATGGTGATGCTCATCAGGGCGTTTTCAGTGATGAAGCGGTAGATGCGAGCCATCAGTAGCTCCACACCCACGGGCGCGGGCGACCGGGCTCCGATTTCAAGTCATCCAGATGGATAAACCGGCCGCCACCCTTCTGATTGACACCAAACCCAGTAAAGCCATGCTTCAGGGCCAGCTCGATAACTTTCAGGGCATCCCCGCCTTGCACTGCAATGTCAGCAGCCCGCCCACTGGCATGCGCTCCCGGCGAGGGCTTTTTAGCCTCAATGGGATGCGTCGGGTGCCGGTAACCGCTTGTCACGGTCATTGGCTTGCCGTACTCAGTCCGTAGCGCTTGCAGCTTTTCCATAAAGCCCGGCTTCATGCCGTTCTTGCCGGTGTGGGAGCACGCGAATTCATAGGGCTGGAAGTTGGCGAATCTGTCCCAATCCATTGCATGCTCCAGAAAAAGAAAAACCCGCTTTCGCGGGCTCGGGATGCTGGCCAATGGGGTTCAGGGGGAAGGGTTTTGGCGGCCAGCCAAGGTGCTGCTTCCAGGGAAAATAGAAATTAAGCGCTCATTTGCCTGCTCCGTTTCTTTCGCTGGCAACATTGGTACTTAGCAAAATACTCTACATTCCTGCGGTCATTTATACTGCGGTCATTTGCTGTCTTTCTAATGTCCGTAGCGCCACGATTTCACCGCAAACTTTATCTGGTTTTTTCATCGCCTCTCGATGCCACCGGTGGATAATGCGGCCCATCGAATCCCACCATATCGGCCACTTTCTTCCAGCTTTGTACCAGTTGCTCCGGTCGATGCCTGCCATCTGGCAAACAAGGTCAATGGGAAAGGCGCTGGACCGTGACTCCTTCTGATAGCTAAAAATTGCCACCTCTGCCAGCCGCTTCAGCCTGATGAATGTCCGATCCTGCTTCACATCATTGCCGTGGCGCTTTATGAATTCACCCACCAGGGCGCGATGGATAGCCTTGAAATTGGCATCCTCCCATTCCGGGGCGTAGCACATGATCAGCAAGTCACCCAGCGGTCGGGCCTGCCCCTCTACGGCAGCCATGACCTTGCCGGCGAAGATGCTGCGAGCCATACCATAAAGCTGGCCGGAAACAGGATCTCCCCCGCCGCCTCCACGCTGCATTTTCTGAATGCCATACGCGTCGTGAATCATCTTCTTTGTATCAGCCATTCGCCCTCTCCTTCGCCGCTTCCAATAACCGTTTGATAACGTCGATCGCCGTGCCGTTGGTGACCATTTCCGTGCTGCACCGGTAAACCACCCAGCCCAACAACTGCGCTTCACCATACTTCTCCAGATCCGCCTGAAATCCGCTTCCCCGGTTATGCCTACCGCCTGACCAGATGCCGCCCTCCACTTCCACAGCAAAAAACAGATCAGGCCACGCGAAATCGAATCGCCAGCGCCGCGCCGGGTGGAACCGGTGTTCGCGCACCCAACCGGTCAGCTTGTCAGCCCGTAGGTGCAGGGCCAGCGCTTCCTCGCCTTTGCTTTTCTTTGCCATTACCTGTGGTACCCCTCGATAGCCACCAGCACATCAGCAGGCACCGGCAACCACTCAAACTGGCGCCGGTAATGCGCTACATGTCCGGCAAAGATGGCCTTTTCCATTTCCTTGCGCGTCACATCCCTTTCTTCCCCGTAATAATCCAGGATGAACTGGGCTGTGTTCTTATCGATGGACGCTTCATTGCGGTGATGGCGCGGGCAAAGCGGGATAACGAAATCATTACCGATGTGCACCTTGTTGTGCCTTGCCGTGCTGCCAATGCAATGATGAATTTCCGCTGGCGCTCCGCAGCATGAGCAGCCCTGAGAAACGAGCCAGTCCCACCAGTGTTTCTGGTGAACGGTTGGTGCTTTTCCGCCTTTCATTGGTCGCCCCCAAAATCCGGCGCTTGCCCGCCCTCAATCCATTCGGCCCATTCTGAGGCTGTCAGCTCAACCCCTTTGTATTCATGTCCTTTGCATTGAGGGCAAAAGACATGCTCCCCAGATAAACGATTCGTTCCGCCGTATCCGCACAACGCACAATTCATGCTTCCACCCTCGACAGTTCGTTGGGCTCCACCTCAGCTTCTGGCCAGTGGAACCTGGCAAATTTCAGCGCCTCAGCGCGGTCTATGGCTTCGCCGACCATGTAGGCCAGACGCTTGCCGTGACGGGTTACCAGCCAGCAGCGGTACATCAGCCCACCCAGTCCAGCTGACCAATCTCGCGGCGGCAGGCTTCGCCAGATGCATTCAGCTCACCCGCCAGAATCTTTGCCTCGCCCGGGTTGGCCACGAGCTCACGGATCTGCATGCACTCACTACAGAACACGCTTAATTTCCCGGTTCGCCCGTATGGCGCGAAACTGAAATGGCACATCACACCACCCCCAGCGCAGCGATATTGATGCCCAGCGCGATTGCAGCAAGGCAGGAAAGTAGCGGGTCGCGAAGGCGGAAAGTCACGCACAGGGCGACAGCGCAGAGGACTACGATAAAAACCTGGATCATTGGCTTGCCTCCCGATATTCGTCATAGACGGCCTGCGCCTTTTCGCTCCACTGGACGCCGTTTTCTGAGCCGTAGCTGTAGATCAGCTCAATCAGTTCAGAGAACTCCGCCTTGCGCATCTTGCTGGTGCTGTGGCCGAGCATGACCACCCCGCCATCAATGCCCATGGCGATGCGGTTTTCCCGCTTGAGCGCAGCAGTGAAAACATCCTTCCACTCTTCCCGTGTGGCCATTGCCTTTTCCCCGTTGATGAGCAGGGTGCATTGGCAGGCCACATCATCAAGAACAGCCCACAACTTCGCGTTCTGGTCCAGGGAACGCTTGGGCTCGCGCAGGGCCAGCTCCAGTGATTCGCGCCCCTTCCGGAACTGCTCGGCCAGCAGGCCTTCTGCATGGTCCAGGGCGCGTTTGAAATTGTCCTCGCGCAGCCGGTAAACCTTCTCTTTGCTCACAACGGCGCCCCTGCAATAAAGCGGTTAACGATGCTGCGCTGGTTGGCTAATATCATTTCCCCCAGCGTTTCAGTTTTGGTACAGCCGCGACGGCGCAACTCTGACTGCACAGTCTCCAAAACTGTCAGCCCCGTTTGTGCGGCCTCCCATTGCTTAACCACCACCATCACATCACCAAAAACAGCGACAACGTGAGGCCAGCCGGTGTTGTCCGCCAGCCATTGAGCCTCTTCGAGAGCGCCCATTTCGTCGGTGAATTCGCTCATGCTGCCTCCATTACTGACCGGATGAAGATTTCCGCTTGCTCGGCATTGATTGCATTGCCATAACCGCGCAGTCGTCCCACTCGGGCGGGAGCCCCATCAACCAGCGGCTTAAGGCCGGGTTCAACTGGCCGCCACTTTCCATCCCGGCAGAGGAGCCAGTCAGCATCTGCCCAGAAGCCGTTAGTCGGGCAGGACCGGTCAGTGCTGCCATCTGAGTGAGCGGAATGCCCGTGTCGTGCGGGCGCGGAGGCAGTGCTCCTCTGCTCGCATCGGTTGCTGTCGGTGACGGCCAGCCGGCCAAAGCCGCCTGCCTTGGCAGCTGATCCACTCGGCTGCGCAATGAGCCATCTGGATTGGTTGCCGTTGTGGCCATGCCCGGCGAGTCCTTCCAGTCCCTCGCACTCGGCGTCACCCACCCAGAAAGCCCTGTCCCTGAGGTGCGGGGCACCGATCCCCGCAGACGGAAACGGGAAAAGCCCGAAGGCGTAGCCCATTGCTTCCAGGTCAGCTTGTACAAGGTCGAACCAAGGCCCTGCAGATTTACTCGCAACCTGCTCTCCAACGATTTTTGCAGGCTTGCACTGCTGGATGAGCCACTGGAAGGAAGGCCAAAGGTGCCGCTCATCATCAAACCCATTTCCTTTGCCTGCCGCGCTGAAAGGCTGGCATGGGCATGATCCGGTCCATACTGGCTGGTCGTCTGGCCAGCCTGCCCTTCGCAAGGCAAGGCTCCACACGCCGATTCCGGCGAAGAAATGGCACTGTGTGTATCCAGCAATCTCATCTGGTCGAACATCCTCGATGCTCCTCTCGTCAACGTCTCCGGGCGCGATATGCCCTTCCCTGATCAATTCGCGCAGCCACTGCGCTGCAAACGGGTCGATTTCGTTGTAGTAGGCAGTCATGCCGCCCTCCCCGCTTTACGCGCCATGACAGTCGTTGCCGCCGCACGCTGACCATCAGTCAATTCATACCCGTTAACGACACTGCGGACGCCTTGCAGCATTCCTGGGTGGCACTCAACACAGCACGCAGCAACCAGTTCATTCAGGCGGGCGCTTGTCTTGCTGTTTTCCCAGCCGGCTGACGGGTAACGAGCCTGCAGGCGATT